TCTTACGCTCTGCCATTCTTCTCCTTTTAGAAGTATCGTCCCTCATGCATTGAAAGGTTGTAAGTGACATGGGGGACGAATGAAAGCAAGCCAGTGTTTAGCTATTAGCGTGCCTTTTCTAGCTCTTTAGCCCATTCCTCAAGTGTTGCCTTAGATGGCTTGTCTTTACCATCTTGTCGCAACTCTTTAGGAACACTTAAAATATCATACGCTATCTTCATAGCCTTTTTATTAGGTCGTGGTGCACCAGGCATATTAGAACTTCTTAGGACTGGTAATACGTTCCAGCTCAGAACGATCATTTGCCATTTGTGACTCAACACAACCATACAAGGATTTTACACCCTCATGCTTAAAGCCACCATCTTTAGGAAAGTCTTTCATTTCCACATTCTCAGGAAGATGACACCAGCCAGATGTTTCCTTAAGCATCGCCGAACCCGCACCGCTGTGATATCGTTTTGCCATGATAGGCCTTTCATAGAAACTGCAGACCTTCAGTCCGTGATATTTTGTCACGATCTGAAGCTGCAAGGTTTAACCTCTGACTATGAGGCACTTGCCTCGTTATTACGTTACCATCGTATCATTAAGCAGCAACACGACCAAATTTAATGTCTTCTTGCATGAGATGCTCTTGTAGGAGTTGAGCTTCACGATATTTTTCATCAACTTCTATCTCTATAGCTGCCTGTTGCTCAACAATAAGCTCTAGATCTTCTGGTTTACATCGCTCCGTTTTAGCCTTACTGCACCCAGAACAGGCTCCCAGTAGCACTAATCCGCACCAAAAACAAACCATTCCGACGCGCATGATCTCCCTTAAAAAATTAATGTTTTTTTTTCTTCTCTTTGCCGAGCTTAAGCGCTTTATCTAAGTCTTTAGACTCACGCTTCTCGTGCTTCGACTCTTCGCGCTCTTCAGCCTTGTGGTGACGCGCTTCTTCTTTGAGATACTCTTTTTTAATCTTAGTTTTCACCTTAGTCTCCTGAGTGCCATGCGGCTTTACGTTTTTTCTTCTTACCGCCGGCTCGACGTTGAACATCAAGAGCGATGGCGATCGCTTGTTTACGTGGCTTACCAGCTTCTTCTTCACGTTTAATGTTTTCACCAACTGCTTTTTTACTCTTAGATTTTATGAGAGGCATAGTATTCCTAATAAGATTATTCACCGATACGGCTCATAAGTTATGGGCTAGCTAGCGGGGGGCTAAACTAGCCCTGCGACGGTTGAGAGTCTAACCAAAAATCTTGTGCCATTGCGCCTTGGCCCATTCATATACCTGAACAAGATGAGCATATGCACTTGCTAACCATGACTCAATTAAGCCAAAAAATGGCTGTAGCGCAGCCAAAAGTGCATTGAGTTCATCTACCCAGGTAGTAACGTTCTGTGCAATGGTGGTCATTTGGGTAAAGCCAGCAAGCAAAAGATCAGCACCTTTGATCTTATGGGCTACAAGATCATTAAGCACACCAAGTGCTGCAGTCTGTAAGTTACCAACTACATCGGTCGTTGTTGGTGTTGTAGAAGTTGTCATAACGATTTCCTTCCTGTTTGTTGTGGTTTTTTCGCTGCTTTCTTCTCAGCTGTAGTCTCTTTTTTCTCTGGTCCTTTAATTATCTGCTGCATCTCAAGCAACTCACGCAGATGTCCAAAGTCTATCGACTCAATTTCCTTGAGTGCCTTCATGAAGGCAAGAAGGGCTTCAGTATCATCTTTGTGCGCCTGGGCTTTACGTTCTTGTGCAAGTTGCTCATTCTCTTCAACACGAGAGACGCGCTCAAGTCCTAATCCAGTATCCGCCGTTGCACGAGCATGTGCAAGTTCAATTCTTGCCTTAGCTTCTTCAACTTCAGCTTGCGCCTGCATCTGACCCATTTGTGATGCTTGCTGTTCAGCTTGCTCCATCTGCGCAATAAGCTCGTCTTTCTTCTGGAGCGTAGCTGCATTAATCATTGCTGATGGTGGAATATTAAAGCCAAGCTCTTTAAGCTGCATTAACTGGGCGAAGGCGAGCTGCTTCTGAGTCTCGGTATCAAAACCATTTTCAACAGTACAATGGTAGCGGCCAAACGCTTTATTGTAGAAGAGGGGCGCCGGTTCATCCCCCTCAAGCAATAGTTTAATTTTCCCTGGCGTATAGTTTGCTTGTATAACTTGCAATATGCGTTCTCCAAGGGTGTTCTGCGCAAGGTTGAGTCGATCGAATATGGGTTGCAAGGTCGTAAGCCCAGCACCTTGACGTAATGCAGCCAAGATTCCTGCTTTGTCATCGATAGCACTCCCGATAAGTTCTTCGTTAATACCAGATACCAAGTTTAACTCTTTAGAATCTTCTGCCGTAAGCTCAAAAAAGCCAGCAGGTATCTGCGGCGCTGGAATCGGCATAATATCCGTCATCTGAGCGGTACGCGCTAAAGGAATAATACGCCCCGCTCCTGTATTGAACAGATGCTTAACATCAAGCACGGCATCTTCTTTAAAGATCCAACCTGAGGTAGCTACGCTTTCGCTATAGTCGTGATTCAACATCATGCGCCTATTCAAAAGCACCTGTGGATCGCGCAAACTGCGGGCTATACCTTGTATACGTGAATAGAATGAGGGCATCATGGAGTTGTAGTAACCAATAACCCCAATAAAAGGGAAGTCATCTATGCCAAGGGGCTGAGGACCGTCGTAAAATACTTGTTCTTGAATGAGAATACAAAGTCGTACGGTTGGTATCTGTTGTATAATAAGTGTAGTTTGTGGATTCTCATCAAGGAAGCGATCAATGTCTAACGAATCTTTAGCAGAGACATCAAGTGCTTCACCAGTCTCTTTATCAATTAACAACTTCTGTTCTCTAAAGTCACGATAATAATATTCATCATAAGAGAGACGATTCTTCTTATACATGCCATAGACTTCAGGCATGTACTGAAACTTAAGATCAGGGCGTCCAGCAGGATTAGCATTAAGCTGCATAATCTCATCGTGCTTATCAGGCATCATTGCACAGGCTTGAGCGTGGGTTACATAAGAACGACGCCAGACAAACGTTGCATCAGAGAGATCAGGACGCCTAAAATAGGGATCTATGAAGAAGGTATTATATGGGCAGTTCTCTACTTTGATATCACCATTAACGGGATCACGCGTAAAGTCTAGAAAGATATGAAGAAGATTAAGGCCAGTAATGCAAGCGCCTTGGTGAAAAGCTTCAGAGATAGTCTCGAGTGTTCCTTCACGCTTATAGATTCCCATTAAGACTTTAGTGAGTTGGTCAGCTGTAGCTTGGTCACCATTTTCAAGTGGTACAACGATGGTAGATTTGCGATTGCGCCGTTGATAACCAGAGACAAGGTTCAATAAAGGGCGAACTCGGTTGAATGACCACTCATTACGTCCTGGTGTAACCAGTGTTGTAGTGAGTTCTCTGTTGAGCGATGGATCACCAGCTTCTAGACGGACATCAATAGTGGATTCTAACCAGAACTTTTCCCATTCAGAACGACAAATAGCATAATCAGAGTCTATTTTCTTCTTAATGGGTGAATTGTCGGTATCAAATACCGATATCGTGGAGGTCTGCATCATTACTATGCCTTCCTAAAGAGAAATTATCGGTCGTAACGTGGATCATGCCTAAATATACCAGGCAACATCCCCGTAGCCCCATACAAGGCTTCACGGCGTTTACGATCGAACTCTTCTGAAGTCATAGAACGCTTAGTTTTATGCACTGCCATGCATAGATAGCGTAAACAATCTGCGTAATGACTGGCAAAATTGTGCACGGGTTCTTTGGTAACCATCTTTAATTCATCGTAGGCACGATAATAGTTCTCTAAGGCATCAAGAAAGGATTTGCACTTCTTCTCGTCAATGTGAATACGAGGGAAAAGCGCTTTAACATTATCTATACCATCCTCGACATCTATCTGCTCTAAGATCTCAAAGTCGATACCAAGCTGCCGGGCTTTCTCATAACGTGTAATAGCGCCACCACCCCATTCACGAACCTGTAAGTCATGAGGAGCAAAGTATTTACCCATACGATAGGGCTTCTTCTGCATGATCTCTGCATAGTGATCCATGCCCATATTGGTATTAGTATACGAATCGATAATGAAGATACTGCCCTGGCCTTCAAGTGGCGTCTGAAACCATAAAAGTGAAGTGGCATCACGAACGCCTATATCAAGCGCAACATGGGTGAGTAGTGTTGGATCATGGGGGAAGTAGCCAACGCGTCCCTGAAGGCGAGCCTGATCTAATTGGCGGCCATATATTTGATGATCACATCCCTTATCGAAACTGCAGAGGTATTCTTGCGCAAAGAGCTCCTCTGACATCTGCAGCTTCTCAGAGGCGAGCACTTCGGGATCGATGTGATTGGTTTCATAGGCATCAAGCTTGAGGACATACCAATCGGGCAGCGTAAGCGCTGTTTGATAGAGATTCCAAAAGGCGTTCTTACCACGCGGTGTACCAAAGACCAAGATAACCCCGTCGTTAGAGGCAAGAATAGGCCTAGCATAGGCGTAGACGGATTCTAATTGCATTAAGGCAGCTTCTGACAGGATAATCATTTGTGCGTTAGTACCAACAAGAGAGGTATCATACGAGTCTGCACCAATAAGCTTAAGCATAGAGCCATTAGTAAATCGTATCGACATTTCTGAACGATTAATAGCAGCAACAAGCTCTTTGGGAATCAGATCGATAAACTTAATTCCGCCAATACTAATCGCATCGAACACTGCACGCATTGCTTGACCAAAAGTGGGGAGCGCGTAAAGGACAAGACATACTTTGCGTACGCATTGATGAATCGCCATCTGAAAAGCGAGATAGTCTTTGC